ATTGTTACATTTTTTGTAGCACCTTTTATAGCATCTTCAAATGTTATAGTTAGACCTACATTTAAATCTCGTCCTTTGGCTGATCTACTTGCAAAATTTTGACCTCCTGTTTGCTCACCAAAAAAGGTTGTAAAAATATCTTGAAACCCTCCAACGCCATCACCTTGAAAATTAGCAAAACCAAAGTTCATTCCTGGTCCAGCATGGAATCCTTGTTGATGGACCCCGGCCATTCCACCGTTATCATACTGTTGTTTCTTTTCAGGATTACTTAAAATTTCGTATGCTTCTGATGCTTCTTTAAATTTGGTTTCGGCTGTTGTGTCGCCCTGATTTCGATCAGGGTGGTATTTCATCGCAACTTTTCGGTAGGCTTTTTTGATAGTTTCAGGACTTGCAGATTTATTAATTCCTAAAGTCTTGTAATAGTCTTCTTTTGCCATAATATCTACAGATGACGATCCGTGTTACGAGCTTACCCGCAACACGGACACTTTAAATTTTAGTTTGTACTTACCGCTTTATGCAAGTATTTTCAGCAAGTGACCTCCAACGTTCTGGACTCATTTTAAACAAGTCAGCCAGTTTAGTTACCATTCTCAAACTAACTTCACGTAACTTCTCTTTATTCTTTTCCATGAAATTAACAATTTCCAGTTCGTCTTTTTCTTCAAACCTATACTCGCTGAGCATGCCATCACGTACAATTTGTTTTACACGAAGCATCTTGTCTCGCATGGTGTCCATTGTAAGGTCTAAATAATGACAACGTGACATAATTGCTTCTAAGTGATCTTTAATTTTGCCACGGGTTTTATCAAACTTAAGGTTGGTAATAAAAATAATGCTTCCGCAAAATTCAAATTTCTCCGGAACACCTTCTCTACGTAATGCTGAACTTTCTGTATTCCAACTAATCATCCTTTTCTTTCCACTATCAAGAGCGGCTTTAAGCAAATTTAAACTTACTTCATCAAAAAGAATGCTATCACAGTCATCAAGTACCAAAACACTTCCTGGGTCTGCATACCTGTAAAGTAACTGGTACAAACCAATTGCACTTGCCGCACCTTTTTCAGTTCCAAACTTAATTGGCTTATCAGCAAGTTTATCGAACATACTGTTCTTTTCAATAACTTTTTCAACACCAAAACTTTTACCAACTCCAGGAGGGCCTGTTACAACCATACCCCGTACAATGCCGTCTATTGATCCCTGTGTCATTTCATCCAGGATTTCAAAACGCTCACGGAGTCTTTCTATAACTTGTTCGTCCGTTTCAACTTCCTCCGCCACGGGAGCTTGTTCAATAACTTGAGTTTCCATATCGTTGTTTGTATTTACGAGTGAATAATCACTAATTCCAGTAACTTTGACTCTCATGTCTTTGTCACCAGCATTTACAGTAACGTATCCAGTATATTTGCCTCTTGGCTTTCCAAAACTAGTAAAATCCTTTACTAAAGTTCCGTGTAAACCGGCTACTGACTTACCATAATAAACACCTGAGTTGATTACAACCTTTGCCATTTGCACCTTTTGGTTAGTGTTTTTGTTTCGTTTCTTATTCATCATACAACTATTATACTATCGGTGGACCAAAGAGTCAATGGTTTTCTTCAGAAAAAGGCATTTTTTTGCCTTTTTTCGCCTTTTTCTTGCCTTTTTTTGCTATAAAGTAACGTCATCAAGGCCGGCTACCCTGAGCTTTATCACGTTATTGATTTGGAATTGTTTGGCGTCTAAGGCTTTTATGACGCCTTGGAATTTATTTCTGATCAATGCAAATTCATTGACAAGTTGTTGCATTGTAACAACTTCATCCTCACCATCTATATACTTTTCAGCATCTCTGCTAGTTAAGGCTCGTTGATAATGTTCTAAAAACTGCCTATATTTTTTGCTTCGTATTTGCCTGAGCTGAATATTTAGATTTTCAAGTATGGCTTCAATTTCTTGCAACTGATTAAATCTATGTTCAACAATTTGAGGTATTTCTCTACTCAATTTTTCAACATTGCCTTTAAGTGTACAATCATATCGTGCTTGTTGTAATTCAGCATCAAAATAATTAATACACTCCGGAAGAACACCCAGATTATCCTGAATACGTTTAAACCAAGTTTGCATGTTTATATTATGTTAGTATTCACCATTTCCGATTTGCAATGGATCCTCATCATCCTCAACTGTATCTTCCTCTCCATACATTTCATGGAGTATTGCATAAAGTACACTATCAAATTCTTTGAGCTCATGATAACAATCTTCCAAATTCATATCATTATTCTCAAATGCTCGTGCCATTTCTTCAACAAAGGTTGGCACTTCTATATTTTTGATATATGCTTTACCAATTTCATATACGTCTACGAATAATTGAACCCTTTCTTCATCAAACATCTTGCATTTCTCCTATCTAATTTTGAAAGTCATCAATTATGATTTGTAATTTTTCAGGAACCCAATTTTTCCTGAATTCTTTTATTTCAGTTCCATCTGGTTGTGTATACTTGAGTTTATTTCCATCTTTAACTAAAAGATTTGATTTCTCAAATAAATCAACTAATCCACTAAATGGATCCATCCCGGATTCATAAGGGATTTTTACTTGTACACTTTCGAACGGTTTTGAAAAACGAGTTTTCATTACTTTGCAAGCCGCCCTAATTCCACGTACATCAGATATTTTATTTCCTTCTTCATCTTCTTTGAGTTTAAGTTTCCTCATAGCAACAACAATAGATGAAGCATATATAAATCCTTGACCCCCACTAATTTTATCGTCTGGGTCAAACATATCCTGTGAAGCATAGGTATGATTTGTTGCTACTACGCCTACTGGATTTCCTGCAATTAAATTAACTGCATTTCTAACTAATGCAGTAAGTGCTTTAGGTTTGCGACCCAAATCACCTTTTAGTTCACCTTTATCAAATTGATCAACATCTGTTGGTGTAAGTAACATACCTAATGAGTCAATTACAAACAAAACTTTTTGTCGTTCTTCATATGGTATATCTGAATATTGATCTTTATATCCTTTCATAAACTCACTTACAAATTTAGCAACTTCATCAATCATTGAAACGCCAAATCGCATAAGTTTATCTTCTGAAACATCAACACCTAATGCTGATAACCAATCCGAATCAAGTGCATTTTCTGAGTCAAGTATAATTGGTAGGATACCTTGTTTTTGTGCTTGCTTTACTAAGTTACCTGAACAGATAAAACTTTTACCTGATCCACTTTCTCCAGCAAAACATGTAACTCTACCTAATGGAATACCTCTATCAAATTGCCCACTAATTAGATAGTTAAGGGCATAATTTCCTGTATCAATCCAGTCAACAGTATCGGTAAATCCAACTGACATACCAGGTACTGCTTTAGTTATCGATGTTCTGAATTTACTAATATCAAATGGTCTACTCATATTTCTCCATAATTAGAAAATTAGGGGATCTTTCGACCCCCTAAAATTATACTTATTATTGAGCCTGTTCCGTTTTGCGGTTACGGATCATGGCAAGAATTTCCTTCGCATCTGGCTTTTTGCCGTCTGCTGATGGATCTGCCGTAACCGTTGCAGTAACCGTTTCGGATGGAGTAGGATCATCCCCAAATGGCAAATCATCCTTAACCACTGTGGCAGATGCTTCGGTTTGCGATACAGAAGCAGTTGGTTTAGGTGTCACTGGAGATGATCCAGTATTTGTACTACCATTTGATTTAAGACCAAAAGGTTTGTAATAATCGGCCCAACGTGAGGGATCATAAAGTTGTCCATCAACACTGGCTTCAAACATCTCAAAGATGACCTTTAGTTCTGTTTCGGAAGGTTTCTTTGGCATGTAATCATTAAGTGTAAACAACCCATTGGTATCGATAGCCGTTCTTTCGGTCTCGTCTAAAGAACGTTCTTTACGTGCCCAATTTGAAGTTGAATAATCTGCATACTGGCCTTGTTGAGTTTTGACTAATTTAAAGTCTGTTCCTTTTTCATAATCTGTAGGAACTTCCTCAAACTCAGGATCCATCAATGCGGCTGTAATGATTTTATGAATGCCCGGATTTATTACAAATCTGCGGATAGGGTTTTCTGGGACTTCATCTTCTTTAAGAGGATTGTCAACGACAAATCCTTGATAAATGTAAGACCGTTTCTTCCAGTATTTTCGTGCTTCATCCTCAAGACTTGGGTCCTTAAACCAAGGTCGAATTTCAGCATGAATTGGACATGTTTCTCCCCACATTTCAGTACAAGGAACTTGGACTGTAACATTTTTATGTTCGTCCTGATCTTTAATACCGGGGAATGCTAAACGAATCATTTGACGCTCTTTCCAAAAGAACGTATTTTCTTCGTCTGCATCTGGAAGAAAACGTAACAATGTAGATTGACCGGTTTGGATATTCCAAAACGGATAAATTGCATTGTCTGAAGTTGATTGTGAAGTGGTTTGTTGTTGTTCAAGCAGTTTAGCTCGAATTTCTGCTAGTGTGGCCATATTGATTCTCCTATGTTAGCCTGTGTTAGTTTATGTTAGTTTATGATCGCCTGGATCATATGCAGTAAAGTCGCTACTACATACGAACTATTATACAACATCTTAAGGCATGTTGTCAACCTTTTATATTTATCTTATTATGGCTGAAAATCACCGAATGAGGTTTTTTGACTTTCCCACTCATCTGGGTCGTCAATATCGCTTCCGAAACCTTCTGGTGCTTCTTCCCCACCTTGTTTAACGTAACTTTCTAATTCGTTTTGTACCCACTCGTGAGCTCGACCTTCATCTCCGGTCATTACGTTATAATCCATTTCACCTGTATGCATATAATGTCCAAGTAATGCTTTATAAAATGCATCATGCTTTGGCTCATCAAGATTTTCTCCGCCATCTATTACATCTTCAAGTTCATTATCAAACTTCTTTAAAATAGTATCTAGTTCTTTATCTTCTTTTAATTCAGCCTTCTCAACTATGTTTTTATACTGTTTAAGAATATCGACTGATTTGTCCCAAGTATTTTCAAATTTTTGTTCTGGTTTTTCTACTTTTATTTTATCAGTCATTATATATTCCTTAAATCTTAAAAAAGTCTATGTTTGCAAGTTTTTCGATATCAGTTGCATACGTTGTTGATGCTGTCTCCATCATATTATCGCCTTTAGGAGCAGGTTTCATTTTTTCAATAACGCCTTTCCAAATTTTAATAAATCGAGACTTTTGATCATCATTAAGTGATTCAAAATTTTCACTTAACTTTAACATTGATTTTCTGAAATCATCATCACCAGTTATATTTGAACTGTAAACAATAAACTGGGTTGTTGGATCAAAGTTTTCATTAATTTTTGCATCTTTGTTCCAACTAATATTATCTATATTGTAGTTCTCAGTATACACTAAATCTTCTTCAATGTCAATACCATTTAAAATATCTTCACTCAATTGAGCAATAATTTCCCATGGGCCTTCAACATGTTCTTCTAAACCAAATACTGAATATAAATCATCTAATTGTTCTTCTGTAACCATTTTAAGTTCGGGTTGTTCCCAATTTTCAAAGTAACTATTATATGACCGGCTTGATTTAATTTGTGATAACTGCTTTTTGTTTTCGTCTACTTTTTCCAATATACGGTTTAAAATTAAATTTGCATATTCA